GAGTTTAATCTTTTATCGGTATCGATAATGATAGCTTCCATATCCATACTAAGCCTTTAATATCTTGTAATTCTGATAAACAACATATCCGTAAGCAATATCTAAAGCTAACATAACAAACCAGACATCTTTAATGATCCAACCTATTGCAATAGCAAATAGTTTATAAATAGCCAATGCAGAAATTAATCCAATCTTAGTTATAGCAAATGCAACGACTGGGTTAGCTTCATGTCCTTTACCTGACTTTAGACATTGATAAGTAGTCCAAAAGTCTCCACATTGAAGAAGTGCGAATATAGCGAATAGGATGTAATTAATCATATTTATTTTTCCTCTAAAATTGCAATTCTTTTACGAAAAGATGAAGAAACGCCTTCAGCAAAAAATGATAAGTTGCGAGATATGGTCATAATGTAAAAATTAAAAAATATAGTTATGTTGGTAAATATCTTGAAACTGGATTATTTTCACGATTATCATGTGCCATTTCAATTACACGAAGCGAACAATTATCAAAATAAGCAGTATTATTTGCTGAAACACTTAATCTTGCAATAATTGAACTTGAATCAACAGGAATAAAACATGACACTCTAAAATTCATCCAATTTGAATATCCAGGATGAAAAACTTGAGTTGAAAAAACTGTTCCTCCGTTATTCCAAAATAAAGTCATATATGCAGTATTTTTAACAGTCGAATATATCCATGCAGAAAATTCAACAAATGCACCTTGTGTAAAATTAACTGCATTTGTTATTAAACTTGCATCTGCGTCTGCTTCTCCAGTACCACCAATTAACTGTAACGATCCAGCAGATTTAACAGTACCACTTGTTATTCTATTGGAAGCACCACCACCAGGAAGATTAAATGTCCAATTTGTTAAATTTGTATCAAATCCAGGATTTAATAATAATTCATAATCTTGTGGTTTACCGCCTTTTATTGATACATTTTGACCATTATTGAATGAACCAGATACTAAATTATATCCACTTAAATTTGCTCCAGAAGGCCCAATTCTATGTCCATAACCATCCACATAAGCTAAACCAACAGAATTGTTATCTATAAATACACCATTTTGTTGAACACATTGTGTAATATAATCGCCAGCAACTACACCGCCTGCTGTTGTACTAACAGGATCATATAATAATTGAGAAGGATAATTTAACCAACTGGTAAATTGAACATTAGCTGACCCTGAAAATGCTGTTTCGTTTACAAGTAAACCATATCCTTTAAATGTTCCACTAGAACTATATATTGCTATTACTGGATAATAGTTAATAGTACCAACAACCCAATTAGTTGCAGATACTGTAATGTATTGAGTAAGTAGTGAATTATCAACGGAAGTAATTACACAAGTTTGACGATCATCATACGCTTTACAATCTATATTAGCCCCTAATGCTCCACCAGCAATATAAATTCCATTATAATAAGCAGATTGTGGTGTTATTGACCCAGCACATCTATGATTATTATAAAATTTACCACCTATAACACTTAATTCATAAGTTGATACTGTTGAAACTAAACCACTTGACCAATTATTGTATGATTCACAATCAACATAAGATACCGTATAACATGGTTCTCCATCGCCTGGTATTCCTGTTCCTAAATTATCAGCATTTATTGTAAATCCACCATCATTGTTAGCCCATGCTAAACAAGCATGATATTTAATAGAATAACTACCTTCTCCAAGATAAAAACCTTCTCTACCATTTAATTTTGCTTCACATCCAATAAAATTTATATGATGTGAACGATAACGAATTGCATGACCAAACGCACTAAATTGTGATGTACTTGTAGGAACTGTGCGGGTTTGTTGAAAACCGCATCCATTAACATTCCAAGTACAAGCAACAAAGTTTAAATATGATGAAGCATCACATTCATGTCCTAAATTAGCATTGTAATCAAAATTGCATGATATAAATTCTGATTCAGAACAATTTAAAATAGCACCACGACCAGGAGAATTTATAAATTTGCATCTTTCAATTTTATGTCCAGAACCAGTTAATAAAAATAATTGGCATCCTGAACCAGAATTATAATTTGATTGATTACCATCAAAAGTTACCCCAGTCATTTGAAAATTATTACCAGATACTGTAATCATTGAAGTATTAACTGATAGTGAATTTTGTTTGGATTTAAAAACTACACCATCTAAAGAAAAAGAAATACCTGATGCAGTAATTGTATTAGTTATACTTAGTAAATAAGTTCCATAACTTCCAGATACAGTTGTCCCTGGGTTTAAATTTAAATACGCTATTAAATTATTAAATGCTGTTGTATCATCAGTTGTACCATCACCTTTAGCACCAAAATCTTTAAGAGTAATAAATTGTTGCAATTTGGCTTGCACATTTGTTGTGCTTGCACCAGTTGCTCCTAATGTATATCCGATTAAAGATGAGCCAGTTGAAGCATAAAGCGCTGTTAAATCGTTGATTCCTGGAATATTATCCCAAGAACCAATTTGCGTTGCTGACGAATTTTGAAGTACAAATTTGTATGTTGTTCCCGATACAAGCCAAATTTCGTTTGGCACTCTACCAGCAGAATCTAAAACTATTGGATTTGAATTTTGTGTTGAACCAGCAGAAGATGTATATGTTGGCGACTGAGTTGTTGTTCCAGCCGCATATGTATACAACAAACCGCCAATCAAAGGGATGCCATTGTTGTCAAAAAATTGAGCACCAGCTCCAGCAAAACAAGAAAGATTAACGGTTGTCATGTTGTACCTTTATAAAGCGGGTTGAGCTGGTATTGACGCTTGATAAGCAGAAATAACATCAGAAGTCCAAAGTGCATTAGCAATAGCTTGAATTTTAGGGTCTTGTGTGCTTACATTATCACCAGGCACACAAATCCATCTAGTGTATGTTCTTGCAATCTCTACATTATCTTTTGTAATTATTTCAGCTTGCCTTACTTGAAGTTGTCCAAGTTGCAAAACTTCAACTTTATCAATTACAGTTGTTGATGATATGGTCATTTATTTCCCCAAAATTAAGTTGTTTCAAAAGTAACTGTTACATAAATGGTTGAATATGTACCAAATCCAGATGTAAATACATAACCATTTGTATACGCTTCAGTAAAACCACCGCCACCCCTATTTGCCCAAATTGCAGACCCTGAATATTGCCTTGCTGGTGTAAATGGAAGTCCAGTAAAAAATTGTCCCGCATTTCCAGTAATAGAAGTAGTTGCACTTAAAGTTGCTTGACAAGTTACAAATCTACCAATTTTTGTGTAAGTACCACTAGAACTAAATGTGCCAACAACAGTTAAATTGCCTACACCTGGTGTCCATGTTCCTTCTTCATAATCATTTAATTGTGTACTTGCACCAAACAAAATACCATTTGTCCCATTTGTCCCAAATACTAAATTTGTACCATTAAATGTAAAAGCAGAACTTGTAGCCAAAGCACTTGTACTGCTTGCATAAAGAATTCCATTAGCAGTAAACGGAGTTGAACCATTAAGCCCAGTTCCTCCATAAGCAGTACCTATTGTTGTTCCATGCCATGTACCAGTTGCTATCGTTCCAACGGTAGTTAGACTAGATGTAACAACATTACTAGCTAAAGTAGTACCCGTTAAAGAACCAGCTGGAGCAGAACCGCCTATGCTTAAATTTGTAACTGGCGTAGTTGAAGCAACTGTGAATGGCGCTGTTCCTGTTGCGATTGTAGACGTAATCACGCCTGAAGCTGAAATAGTAGTAAATGCTCCAGTAGATGCTGTTGATGCGCCTATGGTTGTTCCATTTATCGACCCGCCTGTAATTGATACGTTGTTAGAATTTTGATTGCCCAAAGTACCAACAAGAGTGATAACAGAAGTTCCAGCCGCATTCAACGAATAAACTTTTTGATCTGCTAAATTGATAGCAATTTCGCCCAAAGACAAATTACCAACAGACGGAGTATTTCCTCCTGTAATTGAATAATAATTTTTTATTGGGGTATACCCTGTTTGTGCCATTACACGCTCACTTTAAAAGTTTCAGGTGGAGACCAAGGCGCTTTTGTATTGACGTTTTTATTCAATGCGTCTAATTGTTCTTGTAACCTAGATTCTATGGCATTTACACCATTTTGAGTCGAATCTTCTTTAGCCCAAGCACATACTGTTTCATGTTGAATACTGTTGAAATCGGGTTTTGGTGTGCGTTCTTTTATTGGAAACCATCCTTCTGTTTCAACAATATTTGTACCATCAGTTACAGATGCAAAATAACGCACTTGTGTGATTGTTTCGTTTTCTGAATGAACTTCAAGTATTTTCCAATTAAACATCAGAACGTACCCCCGTTAACACCGTAAGATGTGCCTGTTCCACCATAAGTTGTTGCAACAATAGTGCCTTGCCAAATTCCCGTTCCAATTGTGCCCACAGTAGTTAAACTGCTAGTGACAATAGTACTAGGCAATGTTGTGCCAGTTAAATTTGATGCCGCTAATGACCCGCTAAAAACAGTTGCAGTCAAAGTACCCGTTGAAGGTTGATATTGTAGTTTTGTTGAACTTGTGTATTCGGTTGCTACGTTACCGCTTGTTTGATTTGCAAACAAAGGGTATCTTGTACCAGTTGATGTCGTATCGTCTGTTATGGTCGCATAAGCAGTTGGCAAAACCCAGCTAGGGGCGCTTGTGCCATTCGATTGCAAAACATACCCAGATGTTCCAGCGGACAAAAATAACGTGCTTCCTGACGCAGATTGATACGGAATGTACCCAGCTCCACCCCCGCTTAAATTTGTTGCACTAGACACCGATAAAGTGCTTGCTGAAACCCAACTTGGGGCTGAAGTACCGTTGGATTGTAAAAGTTGAGACGCAGACCCAACTGCGGTAAATCCTGTTGCACCAGTTGCGGTTTGATAAGGAATTTCTCCAGCCGCACCGCCTACGATGTTTGAAGCAGACCCAACTGAAAGGGTAGATTGACTAACCCAAGCTGGAATTGCCCCAATTCCTAGCGTTTGTAAAATTTGTCCCGAAGTGCCCGCAGATAAGAAAGCAGTTGCGCCTGAAGATGTTTGATAAGGGAAAGCATATGTGGAACCCCCTGACAAATTAGTTGAAGAAGTTGCTGTTGCGGCATTTCCACCAATAGACAGACCTGACGCTGTTCCCGATATATTTGTACCCGTAATTGTGGGTGTTGTTGTAAATGTTGGGGTTGTTCCTCCAACCAAAACGCCTGTGCCCGTAGCAAAAGCTGTTACGCCTGTTGCTGATTGATACGGTACTGCGCCAGTTGAACCACCAATGATGTTGGTTGTATTCGTTGCGTTTGTTGCGTTTGTTGCGTTTGTAACATATGTATTACCTATAACACCAACAATTTGATTTGCCGTAGCCGCAGTAGCGTTTGAACTATCGTTTGCGTAAAGCAATCCAGTTATACCCGTAACAGCCAAATTTGTTGTATTTGTAGTTGTGGCTGAAAGAGTTGTAAACGCACCCGTAGATGGCGTTATATTGCCAACTGGAGTGTTATTTAAAGCTGTAATTGTTATGTTTACACCAGTAATCGACCCGCCCGTAATTTGGGCATTGTTGGTCGACATTGTTGTAAACGTACCCGTACTAGCGCTTGTTGCACCAATAGCAGTACTATTGATTGTGCTGTTTGTTATTGTTGCTTGATTGATAACGTCTGAACTAAGTGGGGGAGAGAAAAACTCCCCCCCTGGTCCAACTAATCCAACGCAAACGCCATTTACATCAAATATTGCCTGTACAGGAACAATATTTGTTGTGACGGTGACTGCGGTTTGATTTGACATCAGTATGGAATACAAGTCATAACAATCACATCACCAGCAGACATATTTGCCGCTAGTCCAGTAGTAATGCCATAACCCGTTACAGTAACCGATGTTGTTGTACTTGCGGTTTGTTGTAAAAACAAAGCAGAACCATTTGTAACATCATTAGCTAAACACATCCAACCATTTGGCGCTGTTGGCAATGTAATTGTGCCGTTTGCCGCACCGCCGCTTCCAACTGTTACAGCAAAACAATTTGGTGTAGCGCCTTTAATTGTTGGCGCAGTACCAAAACCGCTTGCAATAACAGGTTGTGAAGCAAACGTGTTCAAAAGTACCGTGTTAGGGGTATTTGTATTTGCTACTTGATTGGTCATGATTGATCTGCCATTGGAGTAATGTAAAGCGTTGTTGTGCCTGTGCTTGTAATGGCGCTTACAGAAAACCCGTTGGGGGGTACTGCAATTACCATTGGAGAAGTCATAGCAACGCCTAAAATTACCGTGTTAGTTGGGCTTCCAGCTGTTGGAAGTACTGCGGCTGGAGCAGTCAACGAATTTAAAGCA